ACAACTTAAAGATTCACAAGAAACCACCGAAAAAATCAAAGCTTCCGTGTATAATAACCATTCAGGATACAGGAACTTAGGCAATCGGTAACTATATACTACATGTACAACTTTTCAGATAACATTCAGCGAGGCATCATTAACCTTGCCAAAAGCAATTTAGATTTCCTCAACGAAGCTGCTCCTTTAATTAAGAGTGAGTTCTTTGAGTACCCCATACACGGAGTCCTATTTGATGGGATTACGGAGTTTTTCACTAAGTATCATAAGCTACCTAATGATGATTTCCTCCTTGAATTCTGTAAAGGTAAGAAGAGGCAAGCTGAGAGCATCTCTGAGTATGAGGACGAACTTTATAGTGTAAACAACTTGGACACATCTACAAGTAACAACCCAGCGTTCGTTATTGATTGTGTAGAGAAGTTTGCCAAAAGGGAGTCCATGAAGCAAGCTATCACAAAGTCTGTTGATCTGATGAAGGAAGGTCGCTTTGATGAGATTGAAAAGGAAGTAAAGGATGCTTTGCTTGTGGCTCGTTCACAAGATTTCGGGCAGGATTACTTCAAAGATGTAGATGAGCGTTGGACTCGCATTAACTCTGTCAATGATGGGGATTACATTAAGACTTGCTTACCTACCCTAGACAGGGGTTTAATTGGAGGAGGCTTAGGTAGGAAGGAGTTGGCTATTGTTATTGCAAGCGCAGGTTTGGGCAAGAGTATTTACTTAGCTAACCAAGCTGTTAAGTGTCTGGTTGAGAACCTAAAGGTTGCCTTTGTCACTCTAGAAATGAGTGAGGACAGGGTAGCTCAGAGAATCGACTCGATTTCCACCTTGATTCCACAAGCTACTATTGGGAATGAAAGGGAGCAAACTCTCCTCAAGCAACGACATAAGATCTTCCAGAAGACCTTCAACAAAGCAGATCTAAGGATCAAAGAGTTCCCTACTGGGAATGCTAATATTAATTCTGTAAGGGCATGGCTGAACCAGCTTCAAAACTATGAGGGTTTTGTACCCGATGTTGTCATTGTTGATTACCTAGAGCTACTACGTCCCTTGAGGGATGGTATGAGCGAGTATGAGGGCCAACAGAGGGTCGCAGAGGAACTTAGGGGCCTCGCCATGGAGAAGAACATTCTCGTCTGGAGTGCCTCTCAGGTCAACAGGTCAGGAAGGGGTGCAAGGATCGTAACTGATGAGCATTTGGCAGACTCCTATGGTAAGATTCGTGTAGTAGACCTAGCAGTATCTCTAAATCAGGACGAGGAAGAGTTTGATGAAGGAACCATGCGTATCTATGTGGTAAAAGCTAGAAATGGCAAATCCAGGCACCTTATCCCCATCACCATCAACTATAATACTCTAGTGATGCAGGAAATAGAAAATGGTAGCCAAGAGTCTGAAATCTAAATTAAAAGAGGTGGGTCAAGTTGATGCTGGCTGGGCCATATTCAATATCGTTTTTGTAAAAACCTTGAAAAGTGGCTCTGACGAGTGCTTAGGTTTAGTGGACTTCGATAAGTTTGAATTACACATAGACGATAGCGTATCAGAAAAGATCCTCATACCTACCTTTATACACGAAATTTTCCATATTTTATTCTCTACTGTGGGCGTAAGGGCCGTCAATGAGGATACGGAAGAAGAAATAAAAATAACTAACGAATTTATTGTAGAACAGGCCACAAGGGGACTATTATTACTCAAGAGATTAAACCCCGAACTGTGCGAGATACTATATGAGAGCTAACGATTTACTAAAAGCATACGAAGACCTTGATTGGGATTTGTACATTACCCTTGCTGAATCACTTCTTAAAATTGATAAGTTTTATTTGGATAATGAGCTTATGGGGCACTCTACTATGTATGCTTATTACGCTGGCCTAAGCGAGCGAGCTAATTTGGAGAGAAAGAAGTGTGAGAATAAGGTTGAGTCTTACGAAGCTGGACTAAAGAATTCGGCAAGGAATACTCTCTCAAAAACTACTGTCGCTGCGATTCAAGACTATGTATCTACTGATATTACTCTTCAAGATATGAAGAGGGATCTTGAAGAAAAAACTTACAAGTGTGGATTACTCAAATCTTTGATTACTTCCATGCAACACCGAAAGGACTTACTAATACAGCTTTCTGCTAACAGTCGAGCAGAGACGCGAATGATTAATGACTGACAACTAAGGAAACTAAAAACTATGGCTATCGACTTAAATGCGCTTCGTCAGAAGCACCAACAACTTACCAATCCGACCCAAGGCGGGAACACGGATTTCTTAAACAAATTTTACCAAGTGAAGGAGGGAGAAGCGTATCTCCGTATCCTTCCTGAGCAAGAAGGATCAGGAAAGACCTTCTATGCGGAGACGAAAATTCACCGTGTACCTACTGGGGAGGATAATAGTGTCAAAAACTATCATTGCCGCAAGGTTCATGGTGAGAAGTGTCCTCTGTGCGATCTTTATTACGGTCTTTGGAAGACTGGTTCTAAGGAAGATGAAGATCTTGCACGGCAGATTAAGCCTCGCGCTCGCTACTACCTGAATGTCTTTGATCGGACTTCAGAATCAGTTAAGATTTTCTCCATTGGAGTTATTCTTTTCCAGAAAATTGTGGAGACTATGATGGATCCTGATTACGCAGACCTCTTTGAGAAGTCTGATAATGGCATCCTTGATCCTGAAATCGGTCATGATTTCAAACTGCACATGAAGAAGGAGGGAGGATGGCCTAAGTATGACCAATCCATGTTCCGTCCTAAAGCTACTTCCCTTGGAAGTAAGAAACTTGTTGGGGAGGTTATGTCATCCCTCCACGATGTTCACGGTTTAGTGAAGGTTGAAGAGTATGACGCTGTTAAAGAGGTCGCGCAAGAACTACGCCCAGGAATGGGTGTAAGGGAACGTACCTTACCTAAGACAGAGGCATCCGATGATGTCTCTAACGATGATTACACAAAACGATTAATGTCATGAAAAATTTTATTACTATACTAGCCCTTACTCTCATTATGAGTACTGGCCTTATGTCCTGCGCTGCTCTTGAAGGATTCTTCGGAGAAGGCACAGTATTTACGACTTCGGATCAACTTCTGGAAGGCGAAGTGGGAGCTATCATCCCCTTCGATCAACTTCCTGATTCGGTGAAAGAAAAGATTCCTGAAGGAACTTCACTTGTTATGGCAAGCAAAGAACAACTTAAAGTTGATGCTGCCTTTGTACCTGCTGGCGGGGAGATTGATGGAGAAGCTGTTGGCGGTATCATTGATTCCGTTTTCGGTATCGCTACAGCCTTTATCCCTGGTCTTGCTGCGTGGGAGGGTATTGTTACTCTCTTTAGTACACGCAAACGTAAGCACTATGCTAATGCTGTGAAAGCTATCGTTCCTACCGATAAGAAGGTGGATATTGGAGGTGCATTAGGCAGCGTTATGTCTGCTCTTGGTGTGTCTCACTCCTCCCCTGATACTGCGGCTGCTTTTGAAGAAGAAGGTTGGGAATATGAAGAAGAAGAAAATGTAATCTGATTGTAATTCACAATAAGATATCACTATTATAGGGTGGAAGGCTTTACGGTCTTCCACCTTTTTTATTATGACAAAATTAAAGATTTTAGTAGTTCCTGCGAACGATGGTGGCTGTGCGTACTTTAGAGCCTGGGCTCCTTTCAAAAAGCTTCAAGAGCTTTATCCAGACAAGGTAGAGATTAGGTTCAACAAGAACCCTTTAGGAATGGAAGAAGAAGGAGAGAAGGCAGGCAAGTGGAAACCTGACTGGGAGTTTGAAGATATGAAGTGGTCAGACATTGTGTTCACCCAGAATCTTTCTAACTTCGGTGGGCCATATACTGCTAGGATTATTGGTAAAGCAAAAGAGTTTGGAAAGTTAGCTCATTATGACACGGATGATTTGCTAACTGATGTTTATGAAGGTCATAGACTTCACGGAGTTTACAAAGAAAAGCAGCTTGGAGAGGTTACAAAGTTTATCTATAACAATGCTGATCTAGTAACAGTTACCCAGAAGAAGTTCGCAGAGAGAGTACTTCCTTTTATTGGAAACGGAATGTTAGCAGTTGTAAAGAATGCTATTGATTATAATCTACCCTCTTGGAATATGCAAAAAATTCCTTCAAAGAAGGTTTGTAGGTTTGGATGGGTTGGTGGGATTCACCATGAGGAAGACTTGAAGGAGTTCAATGCTGTACCTAACTTGGTTAATCAGAAAGCAGGCGTAGAGCGTGTCTCTTGGACTTTCTTCGGTAGACCTCCCGTAGACCTTAAGAAGGGACCCGACTGGCAGCAGGAGGTATGGGATAGCTATGAGAGGATGCTGCTTAGAGGAATGAGAGGGGGTAGGAACTGGATGGTTAGACCAGCTATGGGGCCTGATCAGTATGGACAGTTTTACACTCAGATGGATGTAGCTATTGCCCCTCTACAAATGAACCCTTTCAATGATTCCAAGTCTGAATGTAAAGTGGCAGAGTGTGGTAGGTACGCTATTCCTCTTGTAGCTTCTAATGTAGGTTGCTATGACGAAACTATTATCAACGGTGAGACTGGTTACTTGATTGATCCTGCCAACACTAAATCAGATTGGATTAGGATCCTAACTAAGATTTCAAAAGATAAAAAAGGAAGGGAAGAGATGGGTCGAAACTTGAAAGAGTTAACAGATGAATATTTTGATCTAAATAAAGTTGTAAAATTCAGACTAGACCTCTATAATGAACTGATGAGTAAGTATAATGAAGAACCAAGTAGTAAACATTCTAACTAGAACCTCTGGAAGACCTAAGGCGTTTTCTAGATGTGTAGCCTCTGTAAATTCTCAAAAATATAATGGCATTATAAAACATATTATCCTAGCAGATGATGATGCTTCCTTTAAATACGCTTCAAAACTATGTTTTAATGTTATTCAAGTAGAGAAGGAGGTACGCAATGTGGACTATGGTATTGCACACGCTCCTTATAACTTATACATGAATAATCTTTTAGATGAAGTATCTGAAGGGTTTATTATCTTTTTAGATGATGATGATATTTTTAGCTCTCCTGATTCTATTTCAACTATAATGAGTAGTGCTGACAAGGATAAACTTATTGTATGGAGAGTTAAGTTCCCTTACGGTATTATACCTCAAGATTGGGCATTTCAAGCCCCAATGCTTATACCCTCACAAATAACAAGCTGTGCCTTTATGTTTCATAGTGATCATAAATGGGCGGCTAAATGGGATGAGGTTAAGGAAGCAGATTATAGGTGTGCCCAACGACTTTCTAGGCTACTTGGAGAGGTAACAAAATTAGATAAGGTACTGACAGAAGCCCCAACGGTAGGGTTAGGTAAAGGAGAGGACTCATGTTCCTAATAGAAATGCATTGAGAAGAAAGTATTACAAGGATATAAAAAATGATTGATTTTAATAAAGTTAGAAATATAAATGTGAATAGTGATTTAAAGATTATAGAAACCTTTTATTGGAAAGGGTTTAGTGCATTGTTTCCTGAACTTACTAAAGAGAAATTTCTTAGTTATTGCAGCGAAGATACTTATGGAGGATGGGAGGATACGGACCATACACACGCAGCGGGTAGAAGAGAGCTTAAAGTTCTATACGCACTACTTCGCATAGTTAAACCTACCAACATATTAGAGGTAGGAACCCATAAAGGAGATAGCACTAACCATATTCTTTTAGCCGCTGATAATAATAAAAATAATCCTACAGTAACTACAGTTGATGTTGTTAATCATTTAGGAAGTAAGAAACTTCATAATTATCCTGTCACTGTTATTATTAATCACTCTTTGAATATCTTGAATACTAATAAAGATTATGATTTTATAATGCAAGATGGTGATCATTCCTATGCAGGTATTTTACAGGAGCTTTCTATGTTTAAACAACAAACTAAACTCAAACATGTGTGGGGACATGATTACTATTTAGGACGAGAAGCAGCGATTAATAGTAGGGGGGTAGGAATGGCTTATGATGAGTTAGGTGATTCTGTTTTCTCTGAATGGGCACCTTTTATAGAAGATAATTACCAAGCTGGTTTTATAATAGGGAAAGTCTAAATATTGGAGAGGACTCATGAAAGATATAACAAATTGTTTTAAACATCCTATAACTTATGTTATCATGAATTGGAGGCGAGAGGATAATGTTAGAGCAATAACCTCTAGCCTTAAACAGCAAACGATGAAGTGCAATACTTTTGTATGGAATAACAATCCTGATATTGTTTATAAGGATGCTAATGCTGATGTAGTTGTGAATGCTTCAGTTAATTTTAGATGTGGGGCTTGGCTTCCTTTATTTGCGTTTTCGTTTAGTGATTATACTATAAAGATAGATGACGATCTTTCACTTAGAGATAATAATGTTGTAGAAGAGTCTTTTAATTATATGAAGGAAATGGAACAACAATACGGGTTAGGGAATGTAATGGCTGGTTTAGAGTCAGAAGATTGGAATCCTGACGGAAGTACTAGACCAGTAGTAAAGGATACTTCGGTAGATTGTATAAAAGGAAGGCTTATGTTTTTTCATAGGAGCATTATTTCTAAGTTAGATTTATCTCCATTTAATACAGATCATGATGAGTTCCACCACGGAGAAATACCTATATGCGCTACCTTAAAAAAGAAGGGAATAGTAATACAGAATTCAACTATGTTGAGACTACTGTACCCAGATCGCCCTAATTTCGCTGACAGTACTAGCGCACATAGAGAAATATCACATAATATGAATAGGTCTTTATTAAGGAGAAAATATTTATGAAATATAATATTGTCCATGAGGCAGTTAAAAATGTACCCTTTATTACAGGACAACATGCTGAGTATTTATATTGGGCAATTGCAGAAAAAAAGATTAATGGAAAAGTTTAGTAAATTTAATGTAGAAAAGTTTTCTCATGGTGTAAATTTTAAAGTGGGAAAGAATGTAAGTATTACTGGTTCTGATGGAGGACCAGCAAAAGATATACAGTTTGGAGATAATTGTTATCTTGGGGATAATGTCCAAATAATGTGTGATACTTTATCAGTAGGAGACTTTGCTAGAATACATCACGACACAAATTTTCATGGAAAAAAACATTGTATAATAGGACATAATTTATGGGTAGGTCAATACTCCATTATTGATTCACAAGGAGGTATGACGATTGGGGATAATTGTGGAATAGGGGCTCATTCACAACTTTGGAGCCACATACGCTATGGCGACATGTTAGAGGGATGCCTGTTTAACTCCACTACAGAAATGGATATTGGAAATGATGTTTGGTTTGTGGGGCATTGTATAGTGGCTCCAATTAAAGCGGAATCTCGGTCTATGGCTATGGTAGGATCTGTAGTAACAAAAGATATGAAGTATAATACTGTGTACGCTGGAGTGCCAGCAAAAGGTATTTCAGAAAAAATAGGACCACAGTTTGCTAATGTGTCTATAGAAGAAAAATACGAAACTATGAAGACTTACTATCTTGAGTGTGGGTCACCTAAAACTATACAGATCGTAAAAAATATAAAAGACATATGTTTAGATTTGCCTATATCCTATTTCAATGTAAAAGATAGGAAGTATACGAAGAGACTAAGCCTTGAGGAAATACAGTTTATGAAATTCCTTCTTCCTACAAAAGCAAAGTTCACACCTTATGAAAATAATTAAACACAACCCATATAACATAGTAAAGATGTTTGAAGAGGAAGTGGCTCAGTATACAGGAGCCCCATTCGCTGTAGCTGTAGATAGCTGCACTAATGCCTTATTTTTGTGTTGTAAATATCACAAGGTTATTGAGGTGACAATTCCCAAGAGAACATACCTATCTGTTCCCATGTCTATTATCCACTCTGGAGGTGAGGTTGTGTTTGAAGACAGAGAATGGTCTGGTGCTTACCAACTTAAGCCATACCCCATTTATGACGCAGCAAAAAGATTAACCTCTGGGATGTATATCCCCAAGACATCTATGTGCTTATCTTTTCATATAAAGAAAACTCTGGCTATTGGCAAGGGGGGTATGATATTGACCGATGATTATAAGATGGTTGAGTGGCTAAAGAAAGCTCGTTACGAGGGTCGTTCTGAGGTGAACTATAAAGAAGATAACATTGATATGTTGGGGTGGAATATGTACATGACCCCCCAACAAGCTGCACACGGATTAGCCCTCATGCAAAACTACCCAGAGCATTCTCCAGATTTAGGAGAAAATAAAGGATATAAAGACTTAACTAATAATGATATATTTAAGTCTTGTAAAATAATATGACTAAAACAATACATTTTAAAAGGGTGGACGAGTTCCACAAATCGTATGGTATGCCTAGGGGTACTGTAACTATGGATCAGGACTTCGCCAAGCTTACTGAGAAGGACGCTAGAAGGATTAAGCTAAGAGCAGATCTTACAGCAGAAGAGTACAGAGAACTAGCTACAGCAGAGAGCCCAGAGGAGATCATGAAGGAATCATGTGATCTTGTGTATGTTATTATGGGTATGTTTGTAGAGCTAGGTTGGAACTTTGATGAGGCTTTCAAGAGGGTTCACGAATCTAACATGAGTAAGTTAGACGAGAATGATAAGCCTATCTACAGAGAGGATGGTAAGATTCTGAAGGGTCCTAATTATGCCCCTCCTACCCTAAAAGATCTTCTATAAAAGTCAAATATATAAAGGATAACTAAGTTGTGTGTAGGCAAGGACTTAGGGCAGAAAATATATATATATTATTTGATTATAAGGCATGACATCCTATAATAGAGTATGCAAGAAGAAGTACTAAAAGGGTTAAAAAATATAGGTTTATTGTCTGCTGAGAAGGTAGATTTGGGTTTCGTTTCAACAGGTAATTATGCCATAAACAAGGTAGTCTCTGGTGACTACACTAAAGGTATACCGATAGGTATGATGACTCAATTGATAGGGGGAGCAAGTACAGCTAAGACTGTTTTCGCTACGCACATTTTAAAAGAGGCACAAGCAGCAGGTTACTATGCTATGATGGTTGATAGTGAAAATGCTTACAACTCAGAGTTTGCAGAGTCTTTAGGGATAGTCCCAGGTGAACTTATCTATGCTAAACCAAAAACTTTAGAAGAGTGCTTCCAAATTATGGAAGACACTATATTAGATATTAGGAATACTGATAAGGATACCCCTATTGTCATTGCTTATGATAGTATTGCAGTATCTCCTTCCAAGGCTGAAGTTGAAGCTACCTCGTATGATCAAAGCCCTATGACTGGAGCCATTCGTGCTAAAACTACTGGAGCTTGTTTACGAAAGATTAACTCAATGTTGCGTGAACACAAAGTAGCTTTAGTTATAATAAATCAGATTAGAACTGATGTAGGGAAAATGTTTGGTAATCCTGATACCGCAGCAGCAGGTGGGAAGGCATTAGAGTATTACCTTGGCGTTAATTTAGAATGTAAATCCAACAAGACAAGTGATTTACTTGCAGATGAGAATAAACAAGTAATAGGTATTAAGGGAACTATAAAGAATAAAAAAAATAAAGTCTCTATTCCTTTCAGAGAGTGCGAGTTTGAACTACTATTCAATAAGGGCCTAACGCCTTCTTGTGGTATACTTACTTCTCTAGTAAAGGACAAGATAGTGCTTAGGTCTGGTGCTTGGTACACTTACAAAGAACTAAAATTTCAACGAAAAGGTTTTGAAGAGGATTTCCTTACTTCAGACGAGTTTTCCGAACTAAGAAAAGAGATAGGCATATGAAAGATAACAAATTTATTATACAACTCAATAATATGGTGGAGACTGCCTTTAGGAAAGAACTTTCTAAGCCTAAGGGCCAGATCCGAGAGACTACAAAGTATAAGGATATAGAGGATTATACTAAAAAAACAGGGAAGCGTTTCAGGATGCTCAAGTCTGATATTTCAGAGGGCTTGAGCCGAGAAGAAGCTTTTAGTAAAAGATTTAACAACTAGTTCACTATATACTTAAGGAGTATTACTGTTATGGACTACAGAACGAGAATTAAGGCTGGGAACAAAAACTACATTTACGCTGACCAACTAAAGTTTTTCTTGAATAGGTCATCGGAAGAGAAGACCAAGCAGGATCTTGAGTATTTTGTAGAACTCTGGGCCATGTATAACGCTATTGATGAAGTTTGGAAGTTAGATAACACCTCAGCCGAGTTGAGGTGGGACCATGAAGAGGGTATTGCTGTGTTTGTATTTCCTAAAATTGGGGAAGTGATGACGGAGCTTAGTAAAAAAGGATTTAATTTAAATGAATGATGATAAAGAAAACCTAGTCCCGTTTTTTCATAATACGGATGATAGGTATATTGACCTACTTATACCTCCCCCTCACAAGATGAATGCTGTAGCTTTTCTAGAAATCATGGAGTTTCAGAACAGTTTATTGCCTAAAATGTATAGGGATAGCCCTGAAGTTTGGCATATTTACGATTTAGAAGACTATCAGGCTATGATAGCAGGGTATATACAATGGAAAGTAGAGGAAAGAAAAAATGCCTAACATATATACGCCCACAGTTGACCACCTTCCTATCAATAAACTAAAGAAGGTTTGTGCTGACATGATAAAGCAAGCAAAAGAAGATAGAAGCTTTGCTAAAGATGCTTATTTATTCTTTAAGAATATTGTCGATAACCCTGGCGAAACTACTGATCTAGACGCTAGAAAGAGTATGCTAGACTGCCTTAAACTAATGCAGTCGGCCCAAACTACAGCCATTAGAGGTATTGAAACCTTTGTAAAGGCAGAAAGTAAATTATCTCAACCTGGGGATCCTGCTACAGGGTCAACAGAACCTCCTTCTTGGAAAGACCTAAACAAACTAAGTTAATGACTAAAGACAGCGATTTTAAAGTATTTTGTGATTCTATCAATGAAGTGCTATCTGTTAAAGCACTTACCTCTCCTGAATTAGAGAAATACAGACAAGAGGCTTACACTAGAATAAGAAAGTCCGTTTCTGTAGATTTATACAAATACCACACCAGAATTGTCCTTGATTTCATCGTTGATGGTAAGGACATCCTTAAGAAGTGTGAGGAACAAGTAAGAAGAGACTATGGTGAGGATTTTGAGGAGGTTTTCGGTAGTATTACTGAGTCCATCTACCTGTCCGTAGTCCAAGTTTACCCAAACCTTGCGTTAGAAAACATCGTGCAGAATCTAAACCAGAACACAATAAAAGGGTTTCTTAACTTATTTTTAGAAGATCTATATGACCAGACCTCAGATAAAAAACATAATAAAGCAAATAGGGGAGCTAAAGGAGAAAGAGGGGAACCAAAGACTAAGGAAGTTAGCCTTGAGACTCTGGAAGACATTCAATCTTTAGAGGCAACCCTAAGGAAGAACGTCATTGGACAGGATGAGGCTATAACCACCGTCATACGCTATGTGAAGCTTTTAGTGACGAAACTCGCTACTAACATCTCATTATTGTTCATTGGCCCCACAGGCTGTGGGAAGACCCTTATATCGAAAGAGCTTGGGAAGCATTACTCTGGTAACTTCTTCAAGATCAATTGCGCTGAGTACGCCCTGCCCCATGAGTACGCTAAGTTGATTGGTAGTCCTCCTGGTTATGTTGCTTCACAAGAGAAGAGTATCCTAGAGATAAAAGCAGAGAAATCAAATAAGTGGATTCTGCTCTTTGATGAGATTGAGAAGGCTGACCCTAAGCTGTTTGATTTCATGCTGGCTCTAATGGATGAAGGTAAAGTGATGGCCTCTAATGGTAAAGAGCTAGACTTCTCCCAGTCCATTATCCTTATGACCTCCAATGAGGGTATTAAAAACTTAAAGATTGGGTCTAAGAATCTAGGATTTGAATCAAAGACTATTACTTATAGCTCTTCTAAGGAGCAGATTGAGGAATCAGTAAAAAATAAATTCAATCCTGAGTTCTTAGGTAGAGTGGACCAAATCGTACATTTCAACCAATTATCGAAAGAAGACTTACTGAAAGTAGTTAAACTGGAGATAAAAAACCTTCCAATAAGGAAAACTAAGGCGTTACTCGACTATATAGTTAAGAATGGTACTTCTGAGGAGTACGGAGCTAGGTTTATCTCTAAATTTATTACTAGGGAAGTAAAATCAATCCTTGCTGATAATATCCTCGGTGGTATAGAGCCTAAGAAAGGGAAACTTTACAGCCTTAAAGTTAAAGATAACAAACTAGAGTTATGAGAAAAAGTAGAAGACAAATTGCTAATGAGTGGGCAGCAGCCAAACAGGCAGCTAAAGCCGTAGTTGAAGTACCTGTTGAAGTTAAAACTACACATTCCTTTGTAAAGGAGGAAACTTTTGTTGATTTCTCTTTACTTGAGGAAGATGCGGCAGAGTTAGAGCATGAGGAAAGATCTTCTAGGACTAAAACTAGAAGGGTTAAGTCCGATGCTCTTAATGGGGTAAAAGCTAAACCTAAAAAAGCTAAGAGAAAACCTAGAAAGCCTAAGAAGAAAGAAAACTGAACACCATATGCGGCCCATTGGGCAGTAGAGGCATTACGCCTTTCGTGTGTGTGGAATTTCGCTACCGCTCACCACTTTATTTATTGTAAAGTGGTGAGTTTTCTTATAAAATATATACCCTAGTTAGGGAATACCTCTATATATTGTAGGAACCCCTATTATGCCTGACTCAGAACCAAAATCCACTATTTCACAGAAAACCCTGTTACCCATGAGTCTTGTCGGAGCTATTTGCGCTGGGGTGATTTGGATCAACTCCACCCTGATTGCAATTGATTTCAAGCTTCAAGCAATAGAACTTGAATTAGAGAAAGAATTCACTAAGACTGAGATGGAAAACTGGATCCTAAGGTTTAAGATGGAAAATCCAGAAATAACTATACCTCAAGTATCGACTGAATAACATGAATAATATTTATAATAGAATTACCGTACTCATTGTAGAGTATAGCCAAACCCTAAAACCCATAGATCCTCCAAAACCAGGAAGAGCGGCAATGAATCCAGAGAAATCTAGAATACGGTTTAGGCTACAGAAAAAGCTTGGGGATGATCGGGTAGCAGAGTTAGTTACAAAGCGTCAAAAGGAAAGACTAGCATCACAGTAGTTTCCGTAGTACTTTAATAGTAATAAGGAGGGCACCTGAAAAGGTGTCTTTTTTTGTAATTACTCTTGATGATATAGCCTTAGCATCCTATAATGAGGTGTAAGCAGATTGGTTAGTCGTGAGGCTGGCTGTACCCGATTTAGATGCTCGGTCTGCCCAGGAACCCACCTCGGCTGGCTGGTTGTCAGGGAGCATCTTATAAGTGTTTTTGAGCAGAATTCGATTTTCTGGGGGTGGACCATAAAATTATGAAAAAACAATTCTTTAGACTGGCTAAAAAAGAGGCTAGTAAATCACGGCATTCCAAGTACCAACTAGGGTGTGTGATTGTAAAAAAGAAGACAGTTCTTTCTAGAGGCAACAACACGGACCAGACTCACCCTGTATTTGGGATAAATGGTTGGCATAAGCTCCATGCAGAGACTCACGCTTTGAGTCTAGCAAGATCCCACAGGATTGATGTTGATGGTGCTGATATTTATGTGTATAGAAAAGGATATAAACTAGCAAAACCCTGTTCCAACTGCTATAATGCCCTTATAAAGGCAGGAATAAAAAATATCTATTATACCGATCATAGAGTTTAAAACTGTAATTTAGACTACTATAATAATAATCTATTATGTCGATGTTGGCATAATAACAACAAAGGAAAAGAATTATGAATAAAATTAACGAAAAATATCTATCTCGTATGCTTGAAGGAGCAGAACAAGGTATTACGCAGATTGACCAACAGATTGATCAGCTAAACACGCAACTTACGGCAATGACTGAGCAGCGTCAGGACATGGTTACTGCTATTGCAGAGCTAAAAGTTCTTCTTAAGCTAGACGAAGAAGTTGTTGAAGAGACTCCCGAAACTGTTAGTTAAGGTAGTGTGCGCCCTTAGCTCAACTGGATAGAGCAACAGACTTCTAATCTGTAGGTTTCAGGTTCAAGTCCTGAAGGGCGTACCATTAATATTGTAAGCCATTATATGGTATATACTATATACTGCTGAAAGGTAATTACCATGAATGAAAAAGAATTTCTCGCTGAGTCCCTAAAGGGTTACGATACTATTAGAGCAGCTTATGCTTCCCGTCTGAGTTCCTTAGGTGAGCCTGTAGTAGACCCTCCTGTAGTAGACCCTCCTGTAGTAGACCCTCCTATTATTGTACCTCCTTCTAATGCTTTACTTGCAGATGGTACTGCTAGGGTTGGTGTTTGGATGCAAGGAACCAATTCCCAGGAAACTATAGATAGTTGGCGTAATCTAGGCATTGATATGTTCGTAGGTCATTGGAAAAACCTAACCCTAGCTGATCACAATTTAATGGACCAAAATTCCTTACCTTATGTCCTTGAAGCGACACAAGAAGAGGTTTATACTGAGTCTACAGGTATTATGGTTAACCATGAGCCTGACATTCACCCCCAAAATCCCCCTTCTGAAATTTTAGCAGAGGCTAGAGCTTATAAAGAAGGTGGAGGGAAGCAGCCTGTATATGTTTTCTTTGGTAAAGGTATTTGTGTAGAAGGTTGGTTCGGCATGGGTCCGAGTAATGGACAACCTTGGTCTGGTGCGGGAGCAGGGTTTGAGTATTACAAGACTATTTGTGAGTCCCCGTATGTTGATGGGTTAATGTTTGATTATTACCCGTACAATGCGGCACCCACTAAGCAGAAAAAGATTGGAGCCTCTACCTCAAACCCTGTGGTTGATGACCCTGAATATGTAATTGATGGACTAAAGAGACTAAAGCAGTTTTCTAACGGTAAACCTGTGTATGCTTCTTTATCTGCCAGTAGAATCAAGAGAGAGCTTTTTGAAACTCCACCAAGCCTAACCCAAAACAAAGCTATTGTACAAGACTTACTAGCTAATGGGGTTGACGGCATTATTTGGTTCGCTCACGATTTTGAGGATGGTAAGTATGTAACGGATAAGCACCCTCTTACTGCTGAAGGTGTTACTAATGGGACTGCTAACATGGTAAAAGTTTGTTCTGACCTTGTAAGAGAGCATTTCTCTGGGGTCATTGTTGATCCTCCCGTGGACCCCCCTATTGTTGATCCTCCTGTAGATCCTCCCATTGTAGATCCTCCCATTGTAGATCCTCCTGTCAACAATTTACCTGAGCCTTTTGAGGGGCAGAGAAGTGTACAGGATATTAAAGATAACGCAGGATGCGCTGATGAGATTAGGGATTTACCTGCCTCTCCCTCTGTTACTATCAAAACCGATGGAACTGTTCTTGAAAATATGCACATAAATGCTACTATTAGGGTCAAGGCAGATAATGTTATTATTAGAAACTGCTACATTACTGGGGCTGCTAATTATGGAATTCAAAGTACTTTTGGACATAAGAATCTATTGATTGAGAATTGTACCACTAGAGGTCAAAATTCTTGTGGCATTTATACTGGCAGTAACACTCATATAAGAGATTGTTATATAACTGAGAGTGGTTCCGATGGTATGAAAGTTCAAGGAGACGATGTTCTAGTTGAAGGGTGTTGGGTAAGAAGGATTGGAACTATCCCCTCCTCTCATGCTGATTGTGTACAAAGTAGAGGAAGCAACCATAGGAACAGTTATTATAATAACTACTTTGATATTCCTTTCTATGATTCCTCTTTTTATGAGGATGGTTACAAATCAAATGCTTGTTTCATGATCCAATCTGACCTTGGCCCTATTACTGATATTGTTATTAAGAATAACTGGTTACGAGGTGGGTCGTACATGGTTTACTTCACTCATAAAGATACGAAGAACTTCCTTCTTCAAGGTCTATTGGTTGAGGATAACTTCTTCTCTAGAGAGGGATCCAGACTTCAGGGTGCTAAGTCTACCTTGATGAGTGTGAAGGATACAGCTAAGGATGTTGTTATTAAGGGTAATCTTTGGTTTGAGGCTGGAGATTTAGATGGGATGAGCATCCCGAATAACCAATAAAAATTCTCAAATACTCTTTTGAAATCCATGCCTTGTGTCTATAATAAGGCATGGATAAACAAGAGAGATACGACCATTTTTATATGGACCTTGCAGTAAGGGTATCTTTAATGTCCCATGCTGAGAGAGCTAAGGTTGGTGCTATTGTAGTAAAGGATGATAATATTATATCCTTTGGATGGAATGGTACGCCTAAGGGGTTCAGTAACAGTTGTGAGGTTTTTAACGAGGTTACTAGCGTAACTAAGAAGGAAGTTATTCACGCTGAACAAAATTGTATTGCTAAGTTAGCAAAGAGTGGGCACTCAAGTAATGGGGCTACTTTATATGTAACCTTGTCTCCATGTTTCACTTGCTCTACCTCCTTGATTCAGTCAGGGATTAAACGAGTCGTTTACAAACACGCATATCATACCGATGGGTGTGTCTTATTGAAAAAAGCTGGGATAGAAGTATCCCAAATTACAGAGGATTATGATGCCTGAATATTTTATTGTTTACATCGCAAAACAAATGCGACCTGACCTTGTAACAGAGGGTCAACTTCCTGAGGATCTTAAAGACTATCTTATTAACATAGAAAGACTTGTTGAGAAGGCAGACGGGGTAATTCAATCTCGACAAGTGGTAGCTCTTGCTTTAGCTACATGGGAACAACTAAAAAAGTGTGACATGTAATGGATGAATATCTTAACGAATACATAAAATTTACTATTGATAATAAAAAGAAAACGGACAATTATAACATGACTGATAACTCTTACTCATCTAGCAATGTACGCATGACTGATAGAGAAGTGGATGCGTATTATGAGGACTACATTAAGCGGATAGATAATAATAAGAATAACCCTAAGAATAACCTTAGGAGTCCTTTTGTCCCTGAAGGTAGTATTGATCCTGATATGGTTAATAGCCCAGACCACTACACGCATAATGGTATAGAGGCTATTAATGTTATAGAAGCAAAGCTAACTGATGAGCAGTATGAAGGTTATCTCCAAGGCTCAGTTATGAAATATCTTTTGCGTAGTAATTATAAGGGTAAGAGGAACGAAGACTTGAAGAAGGCACAATGGTACTTGAATACTTTAGTGGAGAATAACGATGAATATTAAAGAATTAGCATTAGTATGTGGCATTGCAGGGGTTATTCCCTTCGCCACTAGTAACTTCTCCCAGAACCCAGAAGGGTTTATCCCTATGTGGTCAGAGCAGAAGGGTAAGGGGTACGAGACTACCCTTATCAATACTCGCCAAATTATTAGCATTACCCCTATTTTTGACCCTGCTCTAGTACTGTCTAGGGTGCGTAACCCCAAATCTGAATACTTAGATGTTACCTTCTCCGATGGTACAAGGCTAACTGTTGATGAGCAGTACGAAGAATTTAAGAAACGAGTTAGGGATGGCCGATAATACATGATTAATATAACTCAAGAAGACTGGGAAGCTTATGAAGGTAAGTTTGGTGGACTGATTTCATTCATTTCACATAGAATTACTGGTGATCCTATGCTATGTGATTTTGAATCAAATGTACAAGACCTTAGGGTAGCAGCTATCAATTCTATTGTAGGTTACTATAAAAAGAATAAGATTACAATTGAGGATAAGCCTGTTACTGAGGTTATTGAATGTCCTCTATTCAAAGCCTATACCAAGACTGTGCTTTGGAATGCGAAGAACCACAAAGGAAACAAGGCTACGAAGTATAAGAACTTTATGCCTATCTCCTTAGATACTCTAGAGAACAAAGAGGATTTGGTTTACGATGAAAGCACATCAAATGCATATGAGAATGAGGACCTACTTGGAGTCCTTAGTAAAAAGTTTAATGACGAGGAGAGGGCTATCTTAGCTTATGTCGTAAATAACCCAGAAGTAGTAAGGGATAGTGGCAAGGTAAATTATAACAGGATCGCAGTAGACACAGGATCCTCCTTTTATAGAGTAAAGAAAACCTTTACTGAACTTATGGGTAAACTTAATGGCGAATGATTGGTACGAAACTATGGAAGCTAATGTAAAATGGGTTGTTAAAACTGCTAAGTCTGTAGAAGAACTAGCTGAACTATCAGAAGGTTTAGAGAATGATGGTTGGATGGTAAGGACTATATCTGTAGAACAGTTATCAATCCTTGCTTCTAAAAAGATGGAGAGACTAGATGATTGATATAAAAGGTAAGTATGTGTATATATCTGGTCCCATTACTGGTACTGATATGGATGATACTAAAGAGAAGTTTGTTGCGGTTCATAACAAACTGTGGGCTCTAGGTGCTACCAAAGTATGTAATCCTATTTACTTCGGAAAACCTCCCAGCGGTCTTAGTTTAGATACTAGTCAGAAGTGGGAATATTATATGAAGAACTCTTTACGAAGTCTGGTGGACTGTACTACTATAGTGATGATGGAAGGATATCACATCAGTAAGGGTGCGAGGCTTGAAAAGTTCGTAGCTGAACAACTCGGTATCAAAGTATTATTTGAGAAAGATCTTCATGAAGATAAAACTAACATTTGAATGGGACTTCGATAAGAAGCAATGGACCGACCATAAGAAATTTATAGAAGAGACTGAGTGGAAGTTTGACGGTGACCCTGTTACTGTATTCCACTTCCTTAATGATATTACTTGGCCTGACCTAATTAAAAGAGAGATTAAAAATGAGAATTCTAAATGACCACTTAGGCGAGATGAACGGAGAAGTTATTTTTGAGGGATATGAAGAGGTAGATGTCCTTTATGAGGCTCTTCTCTTACTGTCAACCAGTCAACGACTCAGTATGTTTACTGATGATTACAAGGAGAAGGTAGAGAAGATTCTACCTCAACTACATGTACTAAGCACGGATATGTACAATGCTTACTGTGCTAAAACATTCAACGAAAGGGACAAAGTATAATGGATAACACACAATTAAAAGAAGAACACGCTAAACTTGAGAAGCTTTTGAAGTCCCAAGAGGACGGTCACGCAGCAAAGTTTATCCATGTTGCCTCAGAAGGTGCCCACAGGGACTCCCGTGAGAGGATTGCAGCCACTTATCAGAAACTATGTGATGTTGGGGAACAATTAGGCATCTTACATCCTGTAAGGATGAAGTAAGCTGCATTCCTAAAGCCTACAAGGAGTTAAGGTAGCCCATCCAGATGATACTTGGGTGGGCTAGGTCTTTGGTTAAATTACAAGGCCGACTATTTCAGACCTCTATATA